TGCTCTGTGATCCTGTATCTACATTGCCGCCCATATCTAAAGCCTTTTCTCCAAACCGTTGCGAGCGCCTTCATAGGGTGAATAATGAGGCAAGATTGACGTCCAATTCCTACCACAAATTCGATGCGCTTGCACACCTGCGTTAACCAATATGCGCTCTAGCATCTCAACGCCTTCACGCATTGTCTTGAGCCTCTGCTTTGGACCGCCATCAATCCGGCCTACAAGGGCCGTAGTCCATGCAACAAGATCATCCCCATCCATATCAAGGGAAATGACCCAATAGCCTTCAGCGCCTTCCGTAGCCTCGATAATCCATGCGTAGCCGATCATCAGCCGGTCATAGAGGCTTTGGACGCTGAAGGATGGGTCTTGCCGAAGTGCCGGATATAGAGCGTCAACAATACTGCCCCATTCGCTTGTGATCCGGTCAATGGGGATGGGCTTGAGGATCATCAGAAGCTGTTCCCTCTCGATGCCTTGTCGCCAGGAATGTAAGTCACACAGATATCGATCTGGTTTGCCGCGCTTGCCGTCGCCCGGAGCAACTGTCCAGCCTTGAGCACAATGATGATATCGCGGCTGTATTCTTCCCGCGCCGTCATGGCTTTGAGGTTACGCAGATAAGTTGTCGTGGTCCCATCGTAATGGTCAATCGTCAGGGTAGGCGTCGAGCCGTTGATTTCCGCTGCATAGATCGCGACTACGATTGCACCCGACTGCCCGCCGTCGAGGATTGTCGTAACGGTGTTGGTCGTGAGCTTGGTGTATCGAGTTTGAACATTGCCGCCTTGGATTGTATAGGCCATTAGCGCGGGCCTCCTGTGGCTGCGACGATCATGTCAACCCCGAAGGTATAGGACCACGTAGCGCCAGCGGGGGCATTCCATTCGAAATCGATATTCTTCCCACGCCCACGCAAGGGAGTGCGACCCGAGGCAACCTTGCTCTCCGGCGTCTTCTGCGTAATGCCGTCTGACAGGGTATCCGAGACGCCAAGCGTCAGTGTCGAAGTTGGGCAGTCATCCATGCTCGTTGCCCACGTAATGAGGCCAGAAACAGGGCTAGGCTGCGTAGATGTGCGGATCGTTGCCGCTGCGTTCGGGCCGGAATAGGTGTTGAGGAAGTAGTTGTTATCCAGAGCGCCAAGGAACTGCTCACCGCCCTGCCAAAAACGATCGTCGAAGGCGATTTCCGGCATATCGTCCCACGTTGCCCAGATCGCACCAGCCGAGTCCCAGGTATAGCCAGCCGTCGCCAAACGGGTCAGGTATGTTGCCGTACTTGTCCATGTGAACCAGCGATTGGTAACGCTAGGCGCCCAATTATATCCCAGCACCGTATCTGAAGCCGGATGCAGCCAAATGACGATCTTGCGGAAGGGATCGATGGTTGCCTGAACATCCTTCAGTTCCAAAGCCGGGACGAGATTGAGAAAGTACTTGTCCACGAACCCGTCACCAATAGGCACAAGCCCGCCAGAGGAGAACTGCCAGAAACCATTGGTGGAGAGGAAATACACCACACCGTCAAAGCCAATGACGGAGCGAGCCCCAACTGAGCCGCGCCCGTCTGCAATCTCCTGAAGCGAGTAGAGAGCACCGCCCCCAGCATTGCCGAACTGAATGACCCGCATGCTCTCGCGCTGGAATACGATTGCAGCACCGCCCTTAAGGCGTACACCGGCAATAAGCTCCGCGCCGCTCTCTAGTGGCTGCTGATCGGAAGAGCCGTTCTTCCAGTCAGTATGATCGTTGAAATCGCTATTGCGAATGAGGCGGTTATTCCGATTGCCTGAATTATCCTTGCAGTCGAGCGCAAAGACCATGTTAGCGTTGACGAATAGCTGCCGGGGATCGCCTGCATCTGCGATGTACGTAGCCGCTCCACCCAACTCGATGTTGTAGGCCCACATGCCATCCGTGGTGTTCGTGTAGAGCAGATAATCACCAAACTGCACCGCAGACCAGTCATCGCCCGGAGTACACGTATAGCCCGTTTCCAGTTCAAGGAATGTGTAATCCGCCTCTAGCGAATAGAGGGCTGACGAGGTGAAGGCAAAGACCTGTGTTGTGCCATCGCGCTTTACCGCCGTTACCATCCCTCTCGGCGCATCAGGCAGGGCATCGCCACCACCCGGCAGAACCATCGTTGGGGCAGGTCCATAGCCATCAGGGATTGGCAGGACGTTGTTAGCCGTCCTGAGAATGCCTGGGGTCATTATCCCCCTATCTGGCGCGTATGGACCGAACGGGACTTGCATCAGAGAATCCAGTCCGTGTTACCGTAGAACCAACGGCGGTTGACCATCGTGAGGGCGCGATCAACCCGAAGAATGCCACGCTTGTTCTTCGAAATGGTGTGCTGAATCTCCGGGATCGCCTCATCAAGCATCGACTTCCATACCGGACCATTCTGCCAGTCCTGATTGTACCCGGCTCCCCACATCAAAGTTGCGGCCAGATACACGTCAGGGTGGTTTGTCAGCAGCCAGTTGGTCGGCACACTATCCGACAGAGCAAAGCGCTCTCGATAAACGAAGCGGAATGGATAGACCTGATCAACGATCCGGTCGAACTGAATGTCTGTTCCAACAATCGAATAGATGCGGGGCTGGCTCTCGGTGATTTCCGCAAGCGGATAAGTCCCATTGGCCTGTGGCTGGATTTCCCGCTCATCCTCACTTGGAGGCGAAATAAACAGCGCAATCGGCTCAACAATGGAGAGCGATGAAATATCAATGAGGCGGGAAGAAGCCACGCTATTCAACGTTGCCTCAACCTCAACAGCACCGAGTTTACGGTTTAGTTTGGCCTCTCCTAACGTAATCCAATCGGGGGCCTTTCCTGACTGCCCAGCCCGCTCCATCCAGTCAACAGCGGAGGCCTGTAGGTCGCTATAATTGTCCAGTGCCATGGCTTAGCCTCGCTTGATACGAGAAGGCTTTATGGCCTTCAGGATGTAGATGTACTGCCCATTGTCCGTGACATACGAATGGACAAGATCGAAGTCCGCCTCATAGCAGAAGCGATAATCAGTCATTGGCGTTGTGCCGACCTGATCGTAATTGGGCTGCGAAAGATAGGTTAGCTGTTCAGGTCCAACGATGCGGGTATGCCCAGGATCGCCCCATGCCCACGGCGACGTGTGATAAGGGGAAATGCCGAAGAACAATCCCCCGTCCTTCAGGATACGCCAGATATCCGACCACTGATCGAAGAAGAAGCGCCAATCCCCTTGCTGGCCAATATGCTCCATCACATCATAAGCATGGATTTCGGAGGCGTAGTTGCTGGGGAATGGAAGAGGTAAGTTAGCCAGATCATGCACCAAGTCAGGATTGTGCGTATCGGCAAAGTCTAGCGTCACTAGATCGTGCCATTGATCGTCCTTCCCAAGATATAGCTTCTTGGTCTTGTTCGAACCACAGCCTAGCAGGATTTCAACCATTGACCTGCTCCTTGATCCATTCCAGTGGATCGCCGGTATAGGCCCTGAAGCCGTCATGATGTCGAAGCTGAATAGCGGGGTCTAGAAACACCTCCCCACCCTTTGCACGCCACAGCCTGCAAAAGCCGTAATCCTCGCCCCACAGGCTTCCATCGACCACCTGTGTAGGGAACCAATTGCGCATCTCTTCGCCCTGATCGGTCGTGTAGGGCTCCGCATTGTCCATGCGTTCGAACACACTGCGTTTGATCTTGATAAAGCCACCCGGAAGGCCTTCAACCCGCATCAGGTCATCAACCTGTTCAGGGAGTCCGCGAACGTGGAATTTCACATCATCGGTCTTAGCGCGATATGTGCCACCTACTACGTCTTGAGGTCGCTTTGCGAGTGCGGTCAACGTTCCGCCCTTCCAGCTAATATCGCTATCGATGAATATAAGACAGTCTGCCTGACTTGTCTCTAAAAACCATTTGACCAGTTTGTTTCTGGCAGCGCCAATGAGCGAACAACCCATCTCGCTTTTGACCAGATAGTGGACCCCCTGTGAGTGACCCAAAAGAGTGTCAGCTAAAAGGGAGTCCACAGTATTCGCGTGGAGCTTACCGTCAATCGTTGGAATGCCCACGCATACCAGCATCAGGAAATCAGGCCAAGATTAACGAGTGCCTGATGGACTTCATCAACAGCGGCGGCAATGTTGGCCGGGGTTGTCGTGCCTGCTGTCAGAGCGGCTGCAAGAGTGCAGGTCTGCTTGGCCACAGGAGTTGCGGTGCCGTAGAAGGCCACCTTATCAGTTGCGGACTGACCAAGAGTCGTGCCGTCAGGACCGCCGTCAGAAAGCTGCTTGTTTGCCATGATGGCTACCTTTCAAAGAACGTGAGTTTTCAGGGATTGAATGCCCCGGATTGTTTCCACCGGGACATTGTATTTCGTGGCAAGGAAGGATGCAGACTGCCCGCTATTGCGGATGGCCTGCACCTGATTATTCGTCAGGGTTGGCGTTACCGGTTTGGGAGCGAGCAGTCTGAACTTCTTCATGGCTTTACGGCGACCCGCTGAAGCGCACGGCCTGACGAGGATCAATCGCCTTCACGCCATACAAAATATCGAGACGATAAGCGCTCTCATCGTTCACGCCGTCATAGACCGGGATCACGCGAACGTTGAGGCCCTTGTAAGACTTGCGAGCCACCTCAACAGCGCCCGGAGGAGCAACCAGCGGCTTCATGACCAGAGCAAAGGCATTCTTGCGGAAGGCCATGTTCTGACGGTAGGCGGTCGAGTTCGAACCGACGCCAGTGATAGCGAGGGTGTTGAGATCGGTGACGCCAACCACAGCGCCGGTCTGGTTAGCGCCGGTCCAGATCAGGGCCGGGGAGAATACCAGCGTGTTGGCGCTATACGAAACAACAGTGAACTGCTTCAGATACGAGGTGGCAAGCTTGGTGACAGGGTTAACGTCATAGACGCCAGCACCGAGAGCGCCGATGGTAAACACGTCGCCAGGATTGACGTTAAGCGAAGCCACCGTAATGGTCTGCTGGTTCGTATCCTTGACGGCGTTATAGGTGATCGTGCCGGTAACGACAGACTGGTTGACGGTGCCGGTGATATCCGAACCGGTCGTGTGGGTCGGAACGTTCTGGCTCATGTAGGTATCAACACCACCAATCATGCCCAGAGAGCCGTCACGGTACGCATCACGGTTCGCACCATTGATATAGAGAGAAGTCTGCGAACCCAGCATGCCCCAATAGTCGGCAGGCGCCAGAACCGAAGAGCGGCCATCGAATGGAACCGCACCCTCATCAAGACGCTGGGGAGCAAGGGCGTAGTCAGCGAACGAGTTCACTGTCTGGCCGGGAGTGCCTACCCAGTTCGGAACGTTTTTGTAGAGGTTCATCAGATCAAGATCGACCTGATTGGCAAGCTGCACCATGGCAGGCTTGATGATGCGTTCGGACAGATCACCGATCTTGAGGGTGAGGTCCTGCGACGTGAACTTGAAGGCAACGTGCTTGCGCTTGTTGACGACAATGGTCGTGGAGCCTTCGACAGCATCCTGAACGGCCATAACAGCGCCGTCAGTGACCTGAAAGTCAGTCGGCTTGCGAATGGTGACGGTATCACCAACCTTGTAGCCGTTGATATTCTTGTCGAATTCGTCTTCGTAGCCACGGAAGACCTGATTACCCATCACGAGGTTATTGTCGAGGATGGAGATTGCTTCAGCGGCGATAATGCTCGCGGTAAGTGTAGTATTTGCCATTTAGGACTTTCCTTGTTAACGCGTCTTGCCTGCTTTTCGGGCCGCGATATAGGCGCTCATGTCGTTACTGTCGGCCAAGTCAGCGAGTGACTTTGATACCTCCGGGCTAGACCCGGATTTGACAGTCGCGAGAGGCGCTATAGGCTGCTTTAGAACAGGTTTAGGCGCAGACTGCTTTGCGATGGCCTGTGCGCCGATACTGGCCTTATGGAGAAGCTTGAGGAGCATTGGGCTCCAGTTATCCTTCAGCACTTGTTCCGGGATGCCCTCGGAGTTTGCGAAGTTAACCAGCTTATCAATAGCAGGCCCGCGGGTTTCGGCGGTAATGCCAGGGATGATAGTCGAAGCAGCCTCAAGGGTT